CTGTTATGAAAGTCGCTTTGAAAACACCCTTTACCGTCTTTCCGAGCTTGCCGAAAAGACCACTTGTATGTTTTGCACTTTTGTCTGTTGACTTCAAAGCGCCCCTCAATTTAGAAAATGCTGTTTTGCCAACGCTTCCTACCTTAGAAACGGCTGACTTAACTTTGGAGAATCCATTGCCTAACGATGAAATCCCCGACTTCAACTTTTTAACAGATGAACTGCTGATATTTTGAACCTTAGAGAAAGCAGATGATAATTTATTCTGTATGGCGTTTCCGGCACCGGAAGCTTTTGCATTTACTTCCTCTAACTTGTCTGAGACTTTGTCAAGCGCAACAGTAGAATCATTAGACATTTTTGATATTTGAGAATTAAGCTTATCTATAGCATCTTTATCTCTCAGCACCTGACTTTCCGCTTTATATAACGCCTGTTCAAGCTTTTGCGCCACTTCGCTACCTAAGTCGGCACTATTTATCTCAGCGTATTTCTTAGCTATATTTTCTACTGCCTGCTGATCATGTGCGATCTTTGAATACTGGATTTCAAGCTTTTGGTTTAGTCTGTCGATCACACTTTCGGCTTCACCGTAGGGCTGCGTAAATCGTT